GATGCCAAGTTTAAAACCTTTGGATGTGGTAGTGCAATTGCTGCCAGTTCTTTGGCAACTGATTGGGTTAGAGGTAAGTCAATCCATGAGGCAGAAGAACTCAGCAATGTAGATATTGTGGAAGAACTTTCTTTACCACCTGTCAAGATTCATTGTTCTGTATTGGCAGAAGATGCAATCAAGGCAGCAATTAGTGATTATAAATCTAAAAATAATATGGAGTAAGTGATGGCTTTACAAACTCAAACATCAGCAGAATTCTATACAAAGATAGTCAAACTTGTAGAAGAAACAAAATTAAGTTACATGGATGCGGTCATGCACTATTGTGACCTCAACAACATGGAACCAGAGACTGCGGCCCAGTTGATTAATACGAAACTGAAGGCCCAGATAAGGGAGGAAGCTGAGAAACTCAACTATCTCCCTAAGACTGCCAAGTTACCTCTTTGAGATACTTGACAGCTCTTGAATATATGTTATAATACTTTTATACGTTGTTAATACATTGCACATAAAAATAAGGAGTATATATGTCGTTTGCAGAAATGAAAAAACGTAGTAAGACCAACCTTTCATCTCTCATCAAAGAGACTGAAAAAATCTCAAACCCAAATTCAAACTTCGGTGATGCAGATGATCGTTACTGGCGTCCAGAGTTGGACAAGTCAGGTAATGGTTATGCCATCATTCGTTTTCTTCCGGCTCCAGATGGAGAAGATCTGCCATGGGCACGTATCTGGAATCATGGGTTTCAGGGGCCAGGTGGCTGGTATATTGAAAACTCTTTGACTACTATCGGTCAAAAAGATCCTGTGAGTGAACACAACTCACAACTCTGGAACTCTGGTATTGAGGCAAACAAAGAGGTTGCCCGTAAACAGAAACGTAGGTTGAACTATACCTCAAACATCTACATTATCAAAGATCCTGCCAATCCTCAAAATGAAGGAGAGGTAAAACTCTTCCGTTATGGTAAGAAAATCTTTGATAAGATTAATGACCTCATGAATCCTGAGTTTGAGGATGAGTCACCAGTAAATCCGTTTGACCTCTGGGAAGGTGCAAACTTCAAGATGAAGATTCGTAAAGTTGAAGGATATTCAAACTACGATAAGTCTGAGTTTGATACACCATCTGCTCTTCTTGAAGATGATGAACGGATGGAAGAAATCTGGAACAGTCAGTCTTCTCTGAAAGAGTTGGTGAGTGCCGACAAGTTCAAGTCTTATGACGAACTGAAAGAGAAGTTGGATCGTGTTCTTGGTTTGGGTGAGATGTCAAAACCTAAACAACAAGAGGTTCCATTTGATGGGGGTGAGGCATATACACCACCACCAAAACCGGCGGAACAGGATGAAGATGATGAGTCTTTAGACTATTTCCAGAAATTGGCAGAGACTGCTTAAGACATCATTGCAGCCGCTGTAAATCCAAAGGTGGATTCACCAGATCGTACCGCGTCAGGTACTTTCACAGTTGTAGCTTGATTTGAGATTGTTGGGTTACTTTGACTATTATCTATATTATTAATTACAACTGGTGAACCACCTCTCGTTGCCATATTTTGTGACCCACCTAATAATTCTGTTGCTTGTCTTAACAGTTCAGTTTGAGGAATGATTAACTCCCCTTTGTGGATCACTGCCATACCAGTTTGTTCCACAGTTCCACCTACTTGAGCTTCGGGCATACCTTTTAATTCGGAAAGTGCAAGAATATTTCCAGATATTCTTTTTGGATCAGCATTACTGAAAGCCTCAAGACCTTTTCCTAATCCAAATACACCCTTACCTAATTTTGCTAATCTATCTGCATCTTGTTCTGATGTGTTTTGGGCAAATTCTTTTATTTTATCTAATGGTGAATCAGAACCAAAGAAACTACCAATCTTTTCAAATACACCACTGACAGCTCCTGCAGCTTGACCACCTGCAAAAGCCAACATCCCTGTTCCAATTCCTTTAATACCTTCACCTACTTTTGCAAGTTTTTCACCATCAAGTTCTGCAAATTGTTTTGCAAAACCTGAACCAAGTCCACCTATAAATCCACCAAGACCTTTGCCCATGTTTGTAAGTAAAGTGGCTAGACTTGCACCAGCATCTCCACCACCAAGTTTATTCGCAACAAAATCTGCTAACATAAGACCACTAAAAAATCCTGCGAGACCAGCTCCAAGAGCAGTCATACCAACTGCAACTGCTGCTGGACCTACTCCTGGCAGTGCAAGTCCTATAGTTGCACCTGCAGCTAAAATTGCACCCATCCCAATCAAAGTCTTTTCATCTGCAGCACTCATGGCAGAGAAAAAGTTTTTCATCATCGTACTTAGATTTTTGCCTGGTATGTCCGTAGATAGAACTGTTGCAAATTTATCTGCTAACATCAATCCACCAAAAAATCCTGCAAGACCAGCTCCCACAGCGGTCATACCAAGTGCTAAACCAGCAGCTGCTGCGGGACCTTTTATGATCCCAACTAATGCACCAAGTCCAAGAAGACCTGCAACTGCTATCAATCCTGCCTCATCTGTACCATTGAATGCACTTACAAAGTTGTTAATCAAAGTACTTAGGTTTTCACCATTTAAACCTGCAGCAGTTCCCATTTGTGCAGCAAGATCAGCAAGTAATACACCAGTAAAGAAACCTGCTAAACCTGCACCAACTGCAGTCATTCCAAGTGCAATGTCTTTTGCTTTTCCTTTACCAGCAAGACCTGTTAGTGCACCAGCACCTAATATTGCAAATAATGCTGCTGTTCCTTCTATTCCAGCGCCAGAAAAAGCACCAAAGAAATTACTCATCAGAGTTTTTAGATTATCTCCATTTATACCTACTGCTGCACCTATTCCTGAAGCTAAATCCGCCAAAAGAATACCAGTGAAGAATCCTGCAAGACCAGCACCAACTGAAGTCATACCTTTTGCAACATCTGTTGCTTTACCTTTTCCAGCCAATCCAGTTAAAGTTCCAGCACCAAGAATAGCAAAAAGAACAGCAGTTCCTTCAACTCCTGCACCAGAAAAGGCACCAAAGAAGTTGGACATTAATGTTTTTAAAGATGCTCCATCTATTCCTAGTGCACCTCCTGCAGATGCAACAAGGTCTGCCAGTAAAATACCAGTGAAGAAACCTGCAAAACCTGCACCCAAAGCAGTCATTCCTGCTGCCAGTTTCTTTGGATCTGCTTCTATTTTGGCAGCTGCAACTGCTAGAGCGCCCATGCCTGTCATTAGTGCAACTGCAGTAGGTGTAAATGCACTAAAAAAGTTTGTCATGAGAGTTGCAAGTGCTGAACCATCTATTCCCTTTGAACCTGCAATAGATGCAATTCCATCTCCTATCAATATCCCTGCAAAGAAACCTGCAAAACCTGCACCGATAGCAGTCATGGCAGCTGCAAATTGTAACTTATCTACCTTGAATCCTGCTAATAATCCTGCAGCAGTAATTATACCACCCATCATTGCTGCAGATTTTTCGTCAAATGCACCAAAGAAATTCTGGATAAGTTTTTTCATGGACTCACCATCTACTTTTGCATACTCTAAAACGAAAGCGGCACCACCGATTGCCAACATAAATCCTGCAATACCAGCACCAAGAGCAGCCATACCCTTTCCAAAACCTACTCCAAGTTTACCGATACCTGTGCCGAGAGCACCTAATCCTGTTCCAATTCCACCAAGAAGTCCTGCTATTAAACCACCAGTTTTTTTATCCCCCTGTTGAAAAGTACCAAAACTTTTTGATAGACCATTGTTGATTGCTTGAAGAGTACTCAATACTTCAGAGTCATACTGTTTTCTTTCATTTGCAGCCTCTGCTTCTTTGGCCTGTTGCGTAGCAGTACCTTCTGCCGATTGACGAACAGTATTATTAAGGTCTTGTATAGACTTTACTACATCAGATAATTCTGCCATTACTTATTCCATTTATGTTGTTCTTGTTCCATTTTTGAGTTTTCACTATCAACCCATTCCTTCAACATATCAACATATATTGCTCTCTCATAAGGAATCATATTATCTAATTCTGTAAGACTCCAATTATGGTGCTGAATCATAGCAAAATTCACTGTATAGTGATTTACTAAGGAGTCATGACTCAGACCTATACGAAAAAATCAGCAAGTCCCTCTAAAGTTCTCTTTTCCTTTTTCTGACATTTTATACACTGACTTTCAATATCTTTCTTCAATTTTGGCATCGTATCAAAGAATGACTGCATCTTCTTGAACTGTGCAGATGACAGTGAGTTTAGAAATGCATCAACTTCTTTCTCTGAATAATCTTCAGTCTTATGCATTTCTACTCCATCCATAATATATTCAATACAACTGGCCAACATCTTAAAAGTCAGATCAATCATATCCTGTCCCTCAACATTACCAATTTGAGATGTCATTTCTATTTGTGGATACCTCAGTTTGACTTTTATCTGGTCAGTAATATCAACAATGTCTTTATGTCCTTTTTGTTTCTCTACTTTTATATCGTCTATATTTACAGCAGTTTTGAATCTACATTTTTGACTGTCAATTTTACAATCATCCTGTCCTTCATATTCTATGTCAATATTATCCCCAACTGATTTTGCTCTTAATTGAAGAAAAATATATTCTACATCAAATGTTGGAAGTTTATCTATGTTAATATCAGTATCTAAACAATTACTGATGATCTGTCTTAAACCACTAACCATATCTGCAGGATCTCCACTCTGCATGGCTGTCATCAATATCTTTTCTTCTTTAACTAAAAAAGGTCTGAAAGATATTTTTTCACCACTTGATGGTAGTATCAATTCATGTTTTGAAACTGTAAGTATTGGTAAAGCCATTATATTCTCCTATTCATGGTTAGACAGTCTGCCTCCATTTTTTATATTGAAATGTTACTGGAAGTCTTACTATCTCACTTCCACCACTATGGTTTAATTGTACCTCTGCAACTATACTTGGCCAAGCTTTTTCAATTTTTATCTGGTAAGTAGGATTTACAAAATCGTTAGTTGTCTTTGAGAATTTACTAACTGTTATCTCACAAGTATAGTTATTATGAAATTTTAAATCTCCTGTTCGTTCATCAACAATCTTTTTCTGCCAATTATCAAAAAAAGTTTTCTCTTTCATGGTATCTGTCACCATGAAACTCATACTGAGTTCAGCAAAAGTTTGTCTATATGGCATTTGATATGCAGTCCCATATAAAAATTTATCTTGAGCAGCAATACTTTTTGTTGGTATTGCGACACTATCACAAAGAAATTGTAATCTTCTATTCGTCTTAGAATCTGGATCTATACCAGATGGTATATCACTGAATATGACTTGGTATCGTTCATTAGTTGCAAA